GATATTAATTTCTGGGATAGAAATTCCTGTTCCAGATTGAGCGTTAGGAATTGAGAATGATCCTGAATCTTCAAAATCACCACGATTATTATCAGCTGTAATCTTATTATATGAAATTAATAAACCAGTAGCGCCAGATGATCCTAATGTATTGAAACTAGTAAAACCAGCTGATGAAGTAATAAATATTGTAATTGAACCTGATCCAGCAGTTGTATAAGAATAAGTTGTAAATGCTGGTAAATTTGTAGCCGCGGTAATAGAACCAGAAGTTACATAAAATCCTCTTACTGCGTCTGGGTCAAAGCTAGGTAAAGCTGATGCACTTAATGTAACTTTATAAATTCTTCCAGCAGCTGCAGATGCTGATAAATCAGAGTCAAATTTAACATCTGACCATGATGCAGATTGGATAGAAGAAGTATTATTAGCTACTGCTGCTGTACCAAAAGTTGATGTATTAGCTACTGAAGCGGTGTACGCTAATGAAGCTGAGAATTGATTAGTAGAATAAGCAAATCGACCTGCTCCGTATAAACCGCCTACTGGGTTTGGAGTAGCAAATGGAAATTGACTACCTGTGTTACGAGTACCATAAAGTGAATCACCTGCTGCAAATGGAGTAACTCCAGTTCCATATTGAAAATCTAGGAAGAATACTAGTCCAGAAGGTAAATTCATTGGTTGAACGCTAACAAATTCTTTTGCAGCGATTGAACCAAATACTTTACGTACTAATGGAAGAGCGATACCTGCCCAGTTTTCAGATTGACCTACAGTAAATGAACCAGCAGATGAACCAGCACCTGTTTGACTAGTTTCTACTACTAATTGTTTTGCTTGATTTTCAAGGATAAGCGCCATATTATTGCGCTCAATTTCCGAACCAAAGCCTTCAAGTAAGCCTGTCTTAGACCACTTGGACGCTAATTTAGCCGCGTCACTTTGAAGTGATTTCCACGGGTTAGCGGATTCGAGTAATGATTGAATTGAACTCATTTTTTAGTTTTTGTTTTTTAGTTTTTAAATTAATTATTTTTTTCCACCAAACGCTAATTCACGCATACGAGCGAAAGCGTCGTTTTCAATGATTGGTTTTGATGTAACACCACCTAATACTTTAGATGCTGAGCCCATTGATTCTTTAATAGAAGTTTTAGTAGTTGATACTTTTAAGTTTTCTAATAATGTTTCATAAACAAGTTCAACTTCTTTTTTAGATGTTGCTTTATCAAATGCCGTTAAAACCTTTACTTTTTGTGATTCATTTAAAGACTTGTTACGGAAGATTTTGTTAGTGTAAAGAAGTTTAGCATTCAATAAATTAACTTCATTTAATTCACTACGAAGTTCATCTAATTGTTCTTCCATTTCAGATTTGTTTTCTTTAGAAGATCCTTTAAGTACTAATTCTTTAGCTTTTGCGAAGTTTTTAGATTTAATAGCATCCATAATACCTTTTCTAATTTCAGGAGTACCTAAAGCTGCTGTTACTACTGTAGCTGCTACACCTAATAATGAAGCGATAATTTCTGGGCCTGATAAAACTACATCAGATAAATATTCATCTAAATTTTCGTCAAATGAAACTTTTGTAGCTTCACCTTTAGAATAAGGAGTATCGTCTTCTTCTGTTTCATCAGTATGATACTCATCTTTACCTTTTGTAGTGTTTAAAGATCCTTTAGAAGTAGCTTTTTTATTGTAAGATGTTTCTTCTAATTCAGCTAAAAGTTCATTGATGTCGAATTCTTCGTCTAATTCTAATTCTTCGCCACCCATTTCTTCTTCGTCGCCCATTTCTTCTTCACCTTCTTCGCCTTCCATTCCTTCATGTCCAGCTTCTAATTCGCCAGCTGATACCATGTCTTTAATTACATCTTCGATAAAATGTTTAAGATCATCTTCAGACATATCTTCGATGTTCATTTCTTCTTCTGCTTCTACTTCCTCTGCTTCGTAAAGACCTTCGTCTTCAGCGTCAAGTTCAGCTAAAAGCTCATCTAAAGAAACTTCTTCGGTAGTCATGTCTTCTTCGTCTGTCATCATTTCATCCATTGTTGTGTCTGCTTCATCGTACATTTCCTCATCCATCTCATTTAATTTCATTGATAATTTTTCCTTGAGATAGGGAGTAAACGCTTCTTCGAGAGCAGCTTTTGCGTTTGCGATAGCAGTTTCTTTTACAGCTTTAGCATCCGCGATTGCTTCTTTAAGCAAATCTCTGTTTGTTGCCATTTTTTCCTTAAGTTTTTTGTTTGGAAATACGCTTAATATGAGGTCAATCCTCGAAGCGTAATAGATTTTTTAAAAGTAATGCCTCATATGATTGGGCATATTCTAATATACGTATGTATAGATCTATGTAAAGTCGCGAGATGAAAAAAGAAAGGCGCATCTTTATGAAACGCCTAGATCTTAAAATACTATTTTAAGAGTGGTTAAAATATTGGACATGATCCATTAGCACATAAAATTTCTGTGATAATATAATTTACTTTATTATAAGGATTAATTGGTGAAGACATACCTTCGTTTAATGGAGTCATAAATGAGCCTGGATTTGAAGGTGTACTAACAAAGTCCCAACATAGTAATTCAAAATCATCTTGTACTTCTAATACTTCACCTACTTGTTTTAAACTTCCCATTCCACGAGATGATACACCTACTTTAATACCTGATCCAATTAGTGCTTTTAAGATATTACCTGATGGGGTAGGAAGTATTTCAATTGCTCCCATAATATTTTCTCCATCCCACCAAATTTTACTAATATTATGTGATACATTTTTTAAGTTAATTACTTGAGAGTCAGGATGGTCTAATTCACCACATGCTCTTCTTTCATTAACTAATGTCATATATTTGTTAATTTCACGTTCCCATAAATCCTTTGAATAATATCTACCATTACCGTTTTTTACTTCGGGAGTAGCTAATACACCTTCAACTAATGGATTACCATTCATACTCTTACCTTCAGTAAGAGCCATTGGTGATACGTTAAACGGTTTTGTTTCTATTAATAAGGATTTCATATTATTTATTTAATTCTTCGTTAATAAGATTGCGAATTAAAGAGCGAAGTTGTTGTTCTTCTTGTAATTTATTATCATATGAAGGTAATTCTTGCTCACCCCAACCAAGATATGAACCAATTTTACGAGCAGCTGCTAAATATTTATCTGCTTTAAGATAATCTCCTTCAGAATAAGCTTCCATACCTTTATCATAATAATCATAAGCCATATTCTTATCAAAATCTTGTTGTTCAAAATCACCATCTGATGGATCTGTGTCAAAATATGGATTTTCACCTGTTACTGCTTCTCGTAATTTTAATTTAACTTTTCCATCTTCACTAGGAATACCTATTCTATAGAATCTATCACCCATTTTTGCTCCAAGTAGATGATCATAAAAATCTATATCATCCGGTTTTACTTCTTTACCGTCTAAAGTATATGTATATTTTTTATATCTAGCTATTTTTTCGTCGCTTGTTTCTTTATTTTCCTGTAATTTCATTTTCTTCTCAACACCACTAACACCTTTATCAGGCATTTCTTTTACTTTTTTAGGCATTGAAGTTTTTGCTTCACTATCACCTAATGAGTCTTGAACATTTGATTTTACTTTTTCAGCTTTTTCAATATCACCATATCCTGATGATTTAAATTTACCTTTTGGTTCTTTAGGTTTACCTAAACCAGGTGCTTCATCAGTATAACCAACTCCCATAGTCGAGAAGTTACCGTTTTTAGTATAATATAAAGGATCTTTAGCTAAGTTTTTAACAACCATAGCTTTAATTTCATCACCTGTTTTTTCTTTATTCTTCTCATCATACATCTCAGCAAAGAAACCTTTCATGATTTCATTAAAGTTAATGTTATCAGCATCTTTCATATTTGAAGGCTGGTAAGCATTCTTTTGATTGTCTAATACTTCTTTAGATGTTTCTTTTTCCATTGCTTTAACTTCTTCACCTAAAATTTTCTTCCAATCATATACGCTAAATCCTTTAGCTACAACACCACCTGCTGATTCATTAATGATTTGTTTAGATTTTAATACATTTGTTGCAGTATCAAAATCTGTATATTGGTTAAAATATTCTGGGAATAAAGAGCGAGCTTGTTTTAAGAATTGGGCTTTATTTCCTTTACCTTCTTTAATAAGGTTAAAATGTTCTTGAAGTGTTTTCATTATTTTTTTTCTCTAAATAATTTTATAATATCGTCTAAATAATCAGCTGCTAAATCTGTACCGTATTGTACTTTAAAATCTGGAGATGTTTGATAGTACTCCATTGTCTTAGTTTTAGCTTGTTTTAGTAATGGAAGTAAAATATTTAATTTATCTTCTATTTTATCAAAATCACTTATTCTACCTGTAATAAATTGAGTTAATGCAGGATTAGTTAAGTTAAGTGAATTAATATATGCTTCGGTTGATTCTTCAGTTAATTTTTTCTTCCATAAATTTTTATGGTCAATACCTTTTGCTTGTTTATGGAGTTTTTCAGCATTTACTGGTTTAAAACCTAATTTATAATAATAAACATGTTCTGCTCCTTTAGCTTTTTTATTTGGATTAAAAGCATTTGGTGTAGCATAATTAGCACCAGTACCAGGAGTAAAAGTAGCTGCTCCAGCTCCTGTTCCTGTAGCACTCATTTCTTTTAACTTATTGAATACTACTTCTTTAAGTTTTTGTTCGTCTACAGTTTTTAATTTCTTATATTCAGCAGGATAAGCAGTACGAATATGAGTTCTAAATGCATTCCACACTGTATTAAAAGCATTGTATATTTTCTTAAAATTTGGATCTTCAGCTGTTTCTTTATAAGTAAGAAACTTTTTATATTCATTATTAAGTTCCTTAAATGTTTTGTACATTAAGGCATAATCTGGTTTATAAGTAACATCCCATGTAACAGATCCCGTTTCTGGGTCTATATTGGATTGTTTTGTAGAGTATCCACCTGATGAAAATTTACTATTTGCCATTTGCTAATTTAAGTTCTTCTATTAAATCACAATATTGAAGTAAATTAACAATATTATCATTATTTACTTTATCGTTTTTATTTAATTCAATTAATAAATTTGCAACCTCATTAATTTTAATTTTAGTAACTTGATTTTGAGTTTTCTTATTTAATCTAACAAGTTCATTTTTAAACTCATTAATTTTAATATTATAAAACTCTTTAAGTTTATTTGTGTTATCAACACTATTTATAAACTCTTTAAGAATCGTTTTTTTAGTATTACTAAAATCTGAGTATTTATCATTAAATTTATCTAATAAAATTTTATACGTTAATATACGTGTATCTTTATCGTAATGAGCAAACTCATTAATAACTTCGTCTGTAGATTCTTTTAGTTTTGCTTTAGATGAAGTTAAATGTTCTAATAAAGCTAATTTATTAGTAATAGATTGTTCATGAGATACATTTTTACCACTATTATATCCTTCAATTAATGTATAAATAGCAGCTTGTGCTTTATAATTAGGTAATTTCGTTTTGAAGAAATCTTCTAAATTATAATGTTTTTTAATTTCATTAATTAAATTATATTTTTGTCTCTTTAACGCCGATCTATTTAAATATTTAGAACTCTCTAAAACTGTATTTACTACAACTTCTGCTTTTCCCTCAGTTAAATTAGTACGCTTAAGCAAACTATCATATAACTTATATTCTCGACCTAATTCAGTTTTACTAAAATATTTTTTAAGAATATTAGTTGCTTCAGAGTTTTTACCTGATAAAGTATCAGCGGTTATTTGTCTAACTAATAGCTCGAAGAGAATGCCTGTATTCTTAAATTTCGAATGTTTTATAAGCATTTAAGTTGTTGTTTTTGTTATAAATATATAATAATTATTTAATCTCGCAATTGATTTTCGTCAAGTAGTGACTCTTTTGCTTTATCTGTTTTAAATACTAACTGTTTTTCCATGCTTTCTAACAGTTGTTTATTTTTAAGATATGTGGTTTGAGAGTTTTCAGTTAATTGTTTAGATTGACCAGCCATTTCATCATCATATTTCATAGCTGTTTTTCCTAATCTATCTCTACCTAATGGATTTTGTTGAGTATTAATAGTACTTACCTTTTCTTTTGGTCTACCTAATTCTACATCTTTACCATAACCCGCAGGTACATTACCTGGATCTGATGCTAATCTACCTTTACCATATAATGATGCTAAGTCATGTGGTGTACCATATGATTTACCTGTTTCAAGTGGATCATTTCCTTCCTCAGTTACTTGAGCTAATCTAAATTTACGTTTAGCATCTTGTAAAATAAGATCTCTATATTCATCAAATTGATCTTCACTAAAGTGAAATATATGATGATAAACCCAATCAGAAGGTAATAATTGAGCATCCATTATATTTTTAGCTAAATCAACTTTTTCTTTCATTAACGCAATACGTTCCTGATCGTAAATGATTGAAGGAGTTGTTAATGATAATTCAAAATTAGTTAATGCTTCACCTTTATATCCTTGAACATATAAATGTACTAAAGCAATTTTATATAATTCAGATAATAAAATACGTTGTAATCTATCAATTGTGCGAGCAAAACGAATATCTTCGGCTGCTAATGTTGCTTTACCAGTTAAGTCTTTTTCATAACCCATAAATGCTTTAGGTACTTTTAAAGCAGCAAATAATTTATCTCTTAAATAAACTACGTCTTCAATTCCATTATAATCTAAACCTTTAGTAGTTTCAATTTTAGTTGTTTGGTCATTACCACGAACCGGAATATAAAAATCTTCTAACATGTTTTGCATGTTATATTTTAAATTATACTCACCAGTTTGTGGATCCATATAAGGTGTTTTTTTCATGGTACGAATTGTTTTCTGCATGAAATTTTCTACCTCGTTAGGTGGAATTGCTCCTACGTTAACATAAAATACTCGTTTTTCTGGTGCGCGAGATATTCTATGGATCAACATAGCATCTTCCATTAATGTATATTGTTTAAACAATTTACG